ATCGATAAACTAACAACCGAGTTAGATGAGCAAGTAGCGGCCATCGAAGCCGCACCCGCAACAGAAGCCGCAACAGATGCCGCACCCGCAACAGAAGCATTCATGAACCAATTAGACGGTGGAAAACATACAAAACATACAAAACGCAATAAACGCAATAAACACAGGAAAACTAAACGTCGCCAATCGAGAAATACATAATAGAATAAATTAGTTTACGTAAAGTAATTTATTTGCATATCTTATACAGTTAAATGAATAATAGTAATAACGATAATAATAGTAATAACGATAATAATAGTAATGAAAATTTAGGGGCAAAATTATCAGGGATTATTCAAAATTTATTAGATAACAATACGACGGCCGTGGAAAATAAAAAAATAGCAGATATAGAAGAAGCAACAAGACAAGCAGAAGAAGCAGAAAGACTAGACGCACGGGAAGCCGAAAAAGCAATAAGACAAGTCGAACAAGATAAAAAAAGAAATGACCTAAAAATAATAAACGAAAAAGCAACAGCAAACATAGCAGCAGCATTAGCAAGAAAAGTAGAAAACGAAAAAGCAGCAGCAGCATTAGCAAGAAAAGTAGAAAACGAAAAAGCAGAAGAAGCAGAAAGACTAGCAAAAGAAGAAGCAACAAGACTAGAAGAAGCAGAAGCAACAAGACAAGCAGAAGAAGCAGAAGCAACAAGACAAGCAGAAGAAGCAGAAGCAAGACTGGCAACAGAAAGACTAGCAACAGAAAGAGAAAAACAATTAAAAGAAATAGATGACTTAGAAATACCGCCTTCACCTGAACCCAATGATAAGCAAGTCGTCCAATCGATGGATGACTACATTCTGTCAAATACACTTATGATAATGTTGTACAACGCATTATCTACTACATATGATTCAAATTTTGATGAAATATCTAAGGATGTTGAACTACTTAATAATGATAATAACAATACCGCATTGTCAAATGACGATATATCGAAAACCATTATGGAAATGTTGAATAATGCATTAGTGAATGCGGAGAATAATAACACATTATCAAATGATAACAATACCGCATTGTCAAACGACGATATATCGAAAACCCTTATGAAAATGTTGAATAATGCATTAGTGAATGCGGAGAATAATAACACATCATCAAATGATAACAACACCGCATCATCAAATGATAACAATACCGCATTGTCAAATGACGATATATCGAAAACCCTTATGGAAATGTTGAATAATGCATTATCAAATAATAATGATAACAATACCACATTATCAAATGATAACAATATAGCATTATCAAATGGCGATATAGCACCCCCCTTTATGAGAATGTTAAACGGTGCGTTGTCAAATGATAATACTAACACATTGACAAATGGCGATATAGCGACCCCCCTTATGAGAATGTTGACCGGTGCATTAGTGAATACGGGTAATAATGAATTATCGAATAACGATAATTTAGCAAAGACCTTAATGTTAATGTTAAATAATAGCATGAACCTCGACAATTCGAAAAAAAAATGGTTTAGTATGCCCGGATTATCAAACCCATTCAGTGGTATGAAATTCCCATCATTTTCAGGTATGTCAGATAAAATGTCAAGTATACAATCGTGGCTGTCAAGCATCTTTTCATCATTGGGTAGTTTATTCGTATTTGAAGAAGCACGATATGAGGATCCATATCAACCACCGGAAAATCATATATATATTGGAAAAATGTATACAAAATACGACAATTCTGATATCGAGCCTAAAAACATAATATATATTATTTATGATGAAAAAAATGATACTTTTTCGACAGACGAGAGGGTTGAGATGTACGTGGAGGGAACAACAGCAAATCAAGATGATGTTCCTCATGCGCCCTCAACTTCAAATAACAAAAAAGGTACCGTGAAAAGAAACTTGCTGAAGAAGAAGATGAAGCAGACGATAAAACCAAATACTAAAGAACCAGTCAAAAAAGTCGAAGAAGAAAAAAAAGAAGAAAAAAAAGAAGAAGAAAAAAAAGAAGAAGAAAAAAAAGAAGAAAAAAAAGAAGAAAAAAAAGAAGAAGAAAAAAAAGAAGAAGAAGTCAAAAAAGAAGAAGAAGTCAAAAAAGAAGAAGAAGAACAACCTAAAAAACTGTCAAACTTGATGATGGCTTCTATAAAAGAATCAGCAGACGAAATGCACCAAGACCGCAAAGTACCAATCGAAACCAAATTACAACAACATAAACAAGATAACCAGCCAATGCCAAACTTGATGATGGATTCTATAAAAGAATCAGCAAACAAAATGAAGAACCGCCGCGGTGAAAAATCAATCGACCAGGTCCTACTCCAAGCAAAAGAAGAAAAAGAAAGAAAAGCAAAAGAAGAGGAACGTAAAAGGCGTGAAGAAGAAAAAGAAAGAAAAGCAGAAAAACTGAAAAAAATAAAAGAAGCAAAAGAAAGAAAAGCAAAAGAAGCAAAAGAAGCAAAAGAAAAAGAACAAAAAGAAATTAATATTAATCCATAATAAAGTTAAACATTACTATCTATTGTAATACAACCAAGTAATTAACAATGCTATTTGAATATGTGATGGCAACTATTCAAATACCAATAAAAGTGTACGAAAATAACACAACGGAACCTATGCCCGAATATATGAAACTAACAATAAGTGAGTGTTCTGAACTTCCATGTAAGTTGACTTCATCTAATTCACATAATGAATTGATGGATCAAATAAAATCGATTGTATCATTCAACAATAACACATTATGTGAAGAACCTACGGAAATACTAACTGTTTCAAAAGAAGAACTCGAGGATAAAGTAAAAAAAGCCCGTCCTAAAAATATCACGTTCCGAAACAAATCAAGTTATCGTACACGAACAAGCAAACAATATTCGGAAGATTAGTTCATAACGTTAGGTCTCTGACCTTTTTCAACAATAAGAGGTTCGGGTACAATAACTTTGAGGCGATCAGAAACGTCAAGTGATTTGAGTGTATAAATGTCCGGAATAACATCGGGTTTTGGTTTAACCATATTACTGGTTCCAATACCAAATAACTGCGATTCGATATCATATGGATTACTAGATAAATTTATAGGTGCGACACGTCCATTGAGTAGTCCATTTCCTGCGAAATTGGTTGAAATGGGACGTCCAAAATTATTTTTATGATGCGTTAGATAATCACATGACCTGGAATTATATTGTTGTTCTAAATTATAATCGCCTTCATTGTTTTTACTACGAGTAGAGGCCATCTGTATATACTATAATACATATATTATATACAATTATTTGTGTAATTTATCATATAGTAGTTTGTATTCTGACATGGACGATAACGTTTTGTTATCCATATTCGAAAAAAACCCGGATAACAGTGGGTGAAAAAGGTCTAAATAATCGTATCCAAATAGTATTGTAAGCCCAATATTAGTATCGATTGAAAACATGAACGATGCGGCTTTTTCGTATAATAATATGAAATCTTTATGCTGAAACGTGTTTTCGAAAACGTGTTCCATTGTACGACTAGCTGCTTTTTCATCGTACATCATTTCATCTGCGGTAACCTGGTCTAAATCCATATCTTTGACATCCGGAAATTGTGTAGAGTCCATTTGGAATACATCGCGTAAACATTTGCGGTATTCCTGGTCGGTTGAATATTGTATGTTTAATTGCATTGGATAAGAATATGTCATTTGTTCTCTCACTGAATGACATATTCAGAAATGTTTATATTGATTTGATATACAATTATTTACACTGATGGAAAAAACTCCCAATCAAGGTCTTCGCATACCTTTTTCCATATCATGTCTTGTTCTAGTTGTTTTTCTCTGTCTTTCATCATGGGTATATATGGTAAATACTGTGTTTGGTCGAGTAAGACGCATAGTTGATGAAGGGTATATGTATAATTAAAGAAATTAGTGCGATTGACCGGACAATGAACGGCCCATGGTTTTTGTATTTCAATAAAGAGTACACATAATGTTTCATGAAGTTCTTCGTTCATGACGGGTGGTTTGATGCCAAATAAGGAGTTAATATATTGTATATGTTCGAAATATTTGTTTAATCCGAGTTTACGCAATAATTCGCGCATCTTATCATAGTTCAGTTGAGACATATCCGTAATTCGTTCTTTTTTGATCCTAGATTTGATAGCATTAATGACATCCTCGGGTATTTGTGTAGTTTCCTTTGCCTGAAATTGTGATAGAATTTCTTTGAAATGATTGAGACGTATGTATGCTGTATAAGATACTTCATTTGGAGGGTCTTTATTATTGGGTTTGGAACTATCAATAATATAAGTAACAAATTTACCACACTCTGAATTATTACATATAAGTATTCCTTCTTCGTCTTGTGGTATCATTTCGCCATTATTGCAGAATTCACATTTGTCCGATTTAACGTAATAATCTTGTGCGTTAGTAAATTCATTTGTAACATTTCGCCAATATTGTTGTGTATTTTTTTTAGATTGAGTATATTGATTAATAATCGTATCTTCAAATTTATCTGACGATTTTATTTTGAAAAAAGATTTGAGCGCATTCGTAGAACCAGTAGTGGTTTCTATATTTGATGAAATTTGCTGTTTCTGTTCGAAATAATCAAAAATAAACTTGGAATTGTTTAGAAAATATTGTTTTTTCTCCCGTTTCAACTCTTTGATTTTCAGAGTAATATCTTTGATTTTGTCTTTGGTGTTCATATAATCGTCGATTTGATTTTCACTTAAACCGCGTATATATGTTTTTAATTTATCTCTGTCTGATTGTAACTGTGGTATAGTTTCGTTATCAATGCGGTCATAATGTTCTATAAGTTCGGTATGTTTCTCGTCAATAGTACGTATAGTCTTTATAGTTGACGATTTGCCTTTTTTTTGACCGCCTGCCATTTAGATAAAGTATTCTATGTATGTGTTTTTATGTTCCTTTTTACGAATAGGAATATGTATAGTCATCTTACAAGTATATTTCAAAAACCGTAATTATCCGAAATGAAAGAGCGATGAACGTTCCTATAGATAGATGTCTTTATTAGCACCACATACATGTCTTGGTAGCACAAGAACAATTAATACATAAATTAGGCGCCAAGTATAAATAACCGAATGGATTAGATACGTGGTCGGGATTCGTGTAACCATGTACGTTTTGTTTTTTACACCGCTTACATTTGAAGCGTGCTGGCGACAGTGGCGTTTCAATGGATCGAAACAGATGATTTTCGCATATAAATTTTGATTCTTTACTCATTGGAATATTAGAGACGTAGTTTTTGTATTGTTTTCAAAATTCGTAATTTGTTAGAGAATCTCATATTTAGAAACTATATACGATGAGTAACTCAAATTGCGAAACTACATTAATCGATCCTCCTAACAATATAAAAATAGATAAACCTGTTTTTCAAAAAATGATGTTTTTAACAAATGCTTTAGATCAAGGTTGGAATGTAAGGAAATCTCGCGATTCTTATATTTTTACAAAGAAACATGAAAATAGAAAGGAAATTTTTCGTGAAGACTATTTAGAGACATTTATACAATCAACGGGCTCATTTTCATCATTGTTATGCAAACCGTAGATTTGAAAACAGTATATTATATTCAAACTATAATATGTTGGCGTATTTGGTATGCACTATATATTTAGGATATTACAGTTCTAACCTAGAGTGATTCATATATATATATCTATGAGTATAGTTGTTATTTTAGTAATATGTTATATTAAATGCGTTTTTTCCCCAAATTATTTTCTTTTTAAAGTATATAAATCCATACAATGGCTGGAGGTTTAATGCAATTAGTCGCTTACGGCGCACAAGATGTTTTCCTTACCGGAACCCCCGAAATTACTTTCTGGAAGGTGTCTTATAGACGCCATACCAACTTTGCCATGGAGTCCATCGAGCAGACCTTCTCCGGTCAAGCCGATTTCGGACGTCGTGTCACATGTACTATCA